ATCACCAGACTCCACAGCCAGCCAGTGGCTTGGTCGTACTGCATCCACCAGTTCATGGCGTGGTTTTGCAGCAACACCACCGCCCCAATCAATAACACCAGCGCCGGCACATTTTTAAAAAGCGCTTTAATCAGTGGCATAAGGTTTCCTCCCATTGCAGCACACAGGTTTCCCACATGGCGCGAACCTGTTTTTTACCGGCGGCAGACATCGTGGCAATGACCCGCACACCCGGCACACCGCTGGCGTTGCTTGTTTCCAGTGTGACGCGCTGACCGTCTGCGATGCTGATTGCAGAAACAGCTACTGCATGATTCATCAGAATTTTCATTGCGTCGCTGGCCTGAGCCAGCCCACAGGCAACCTGGTAATTGCATTGATCTGCATACTTACTCATGGCCGTACCTCCCACTCGATGCGGCAGTCTTTCAGGCGAGCCTGCATGCGGCTGATAACGCCTGTGGCTGATCCTCTCCGGCTGAACAGGGCACCCTTCAGGCTATTAACTGCCGTACAGGGTTGAACCGTAATTACAGGGCGAACACGGTTAATATCGACTTCAATAACTGCGATATTCATCTTCGAAAGCGCACCGATTGCCGCTGCGACCGCCAGCAGGCGGTCGGCATAAATGGTATTGATCCGGGCCATATCACACCGCCTTAATTACGTCGGAAGTAACACGCGGCGCACCGATATCGGCGGCCATATTCATGGCGGCAATCAACTGGTTGCCGATCGCCAGCGGATACAGCAGGCTGATGGCACGGCTGGCTTTATCGCGTGCTGGTACAGTCAGCTTTGCGCGCAAGGCATCGATAGCGGCGGGTTCAATAATGTCGCTCAGTTGCTTGCCCGCCGCCTGCAGGCGGTGTTGCAGATAGCCTTCCAGGTGGTTGTCCATCGGGTCGAGGGTAATCAGCTCAATGCGCTGCACTACTTCGCGGACTTCGCTGCGGTTTTCAGCCAGCTTCTGGGCCAACTCGGTCTGGCCAATCAGCACAATGCTGAGCAGGCGGTTAAAGCCGTCCTCTAATTCATAAAAACGTTTCAGATGCTTCAGGGTTGGAATGCTCAGGCCGTGGGCTTCTTCGATGATCAGCACATGACGGTTACCAGCGCGGCGTGACTCTCGCAACACCCGGTGCAGTTGGGCATAGCGGGCTTCGGCGGTCTGGCAGATGCGGGCCTGGGGATCGACGGTGCGAATAATGGCGGCGGCAATGTCGGTGGCCTTCAGGGTTTTGCCCTTGTTGTCGTTGTCTTCAAGCCCCAGCACATAGGGTTCAATAACGATGATGGGCAGGCTTTCACGGTTGATGCGATCCAGCAGGTCACGGCGCAGTGTGCTTTTACCCGCGCCGGATTCACCGCACACGGCGATGAAGCGCTCGCTGTTAATGGTTTGTGCCAGGGCGGCACGCACATAGCGCACGTCTGGGGTGTCGTATACCTGGGCAGCGTCGGTCAGCTCACCGAATGGGTCGGCAAATAACTGAAAGTGCTTTTTAGTGAGTGGATACAAAGGTTGTTTACGCAGTAACATATCGTTCTCCTTGGGTGATTCCGCGCTTCCTTTTTCGTTGTGGGGCGCATTGTCGTTGGTGGCAGGGTCAAACAGGGATGCCAGCGTTGGCGCGCTGGCACCTCTTTCCTGCAGCAGCCTGGTAATACGCTGCTGCAGCTCTTTCTTGTCACGGCTGGCTGGCCAGTGTCCGTGGTTACAGATAACGCTCATGGCGGAGCGGCCAATGCCCACATGGGCGGCCAGCTCTTGCCGGGTGATGTTTAACGCTTCAAGAGCGGCGTTCAGCTTCAGCATGCGCTGCCTCCTTTAATGGCTTTGCTATCGCTATTCCACTCCTGTGCAAGCTCACTGATGGCCGACTCTGGCACGCCATCGGGGAAACGGCGGGTGATTTCGGCATAGTGGGCTGGTGTCCATTCGGTCTGTTGTTTGAGCTGCAGAGCCGCTTCTGCATGGGTCAGCATGCGGTCTGCAATACGGCTGTCTTTTGTTGCTGGGTGTGCGACACCACGGCGCGGCAACACAGCAACGTCGGGCAAATTCTCCATGTGTTTGTATGGGTCGATACGGCCACCGAACGGTACGGTTTTGGCTTTGGCTGCCTGCTCCGCTTGTTCGTCGGTGTCTACCTCATAGATGCGGCGCTGAATGGCCTTGCGGTTGGTGTCCAGCTCGGTGTCAGCCATGGGTTTGAATTCGCGGCCAATGAGTGGCGCGTCGGCTTCAAAGCCGTGTTCGTCTTTCTCAACCTTCCGGATCGGCTGCAGCAGTTCCTGACCATCCACCCAGGTGGCGACATAGGCGGTATCCGGTTGCAGCGGATTGACGGTGATGGCCAGCTTTTCACCGATGCGAACACCGTGAATACCGGATACGTCGTACAGGTTGCCTTTAAATGACACGCGCAGATCGTCACGTACTTTCTTCTCTTCCGGTTCACGGGTTAGCAGTTCGCGGGCTAAATCCACATCGACAATACGCAGCTGGAACTGGGTGATTTCCATCCAGACATTCAGACGGGTTTTTCCGTGGCGGCTGTGCTTTTGTGTTGAGTTGTACCAGCGGCAGAACTGGCGGGCTTTTTCGTTAATCCAGTCGATATTCGGGACGTGAGCAAACTTAAAGCCGACCTCGAACTTGGTTTCGACAATGTTGTGGTGAACCTCAACCTGGCCGGTGGCGCGGGCGTTCCCCACCGAGTGAACAACCGGGTTAACGCTCAGGGCGCGCAGGAAGCGTTTAAAGGTTTTGGTCGCGGCTGAACCCGGATCGTAGTACAGATAAAAGGGTACGCCGTACAGGGCTTCGCCTTGTTTTTCGCGCATGGCTTCCAGCAGGCTTTCGCCCAGGTTGGCAATGCTTTCGCCACCGGCAACGTACCAGCAGAAAACCGCGCCGCTGGTGTGGTCGGTAACCACATAGCGCGTGAGGCGCTGGCGTTTGATTTTTTCAAAATTGCCGGGTTTATTTTTGTAGAACTCTCCGGGGGCCATGTCTTTCAGGCCGTCTTCCGGTACATAGAATAATGTGCTGATAGAGGCGTCGATTTCCCATACGTCATTCGGATGAGCGCTGCGCTGCTGACGGCTGGGTGTCGGGCGGCGCAGCTGATCAGGGTGCAGGCCGTACTGGCGCAAGGCTCTGGCAACCGCGTTCTCGGACAGTGGGAAAAACTCGCCGGAGGTTTCATCTACCCGGCCCGCTGCGATCATGCCGTTAGCGCGCAACACCTCCAGCGCGCCGCGCACGGTGGTCAGCTTTTTGTTGTTGGCACGGTAGCCCTGCATCATGTACGCGCTGATGGTCTGGGCATCGGCCAATGACAACACCCTATTGCCAGCATCGGTGCGTTGCTTGCGGCCCTTTTTAAGACCCAGCGCTTCCAGCTCGCGGTACAGTGTTGCCATAGAAACCCCCAGGCGATCAGCCAAGTCTTTTAATATTGCTTGCTTTTTGCCATGCCCGGCAGCTTCGGCAGCCCGCCAGGCATCGACCAGCATTTCAGCGGGCAGCGCCATATCAGGCCTCCGTGTCCCAACCTTCGGTATTAATCAGGGCAAACGCTTCGCGCAGCTCCTGCACTTCGCGTTCGATCTGATTTAACAGGCCGACCAGAATGTCGTCCGAATTACCACCGCCCAGGGCGTGGTGGTCGGATATCTGAGTCAGGCATTTGCGGTAGGTGGTACCCAGGGTTTCGGTGATTTGCTGTGTCAGCGTTGTGACTTCTGTCAGGCTTTTATTCAGCAGCTCTTCGGGGGTGTTAAGGCGGGCGGCGCTGCCATCCAGCTTGGTGTGCAGCTGGTCTATTTCGCCGTTCTTTTTAGCCAGCAGCTTGTCTTTGGCTTCGTCTTTGGCTTTGGCGTCGCGCAGCTGTTTGCGCAGCTCGGAAACCGACATGCTGTCAATTTCATCCAGTGAAATACCGCGCACTGAACCGGCGTATTCCAGCTCTTTGACTTCCTCGTCATCCAATGCCAACAGCTCAACAATCTTGCTCTTTCCCAGTTTCTGCAAATGCGTCGACGTCGACGCATTTGCGAACTTAAGAGTCGCCTGCATAAAACGCTGAGCCATACGCGGAGCGATATCCAGACGTTCAACGCGCTCCATAAAATCACCGTGTTCGCACTGCTCCTTTAGCAACAACAAGCGGGAACCGATAGAAAACAGCTCCATGCTGACGCGCTGCTGGCTATCTCGAATTCCAGCCTCCAGCGCATCCGGATGCATCGGGCCGTCGTAGCGCAGCTGGGTGGCCAGCGCCTTGGCGTTTTCTGCCTGCTCAAGCGACACCTGCACCATCTGATTGGCGGCGGCACTTACAGCCGGGTTAATTTCGAGTTCGTCGTGGTCGATGACGGTGGGTTGATTCTGTTTGCGGGCCATGATGGTTTGTTCCTCAGTTAACAGGTGTGGTCATACGGGTGCGCAGCTCGGCTAAGCGCTGCTGGGCTTTGTCGAATTCGTGCAGCACGTTCATCGCCCGCTGGGCAACGCGGATGCTGGCGCGAATTCGGTTGGTTTCTGGAATGCGTTCAGCCCAGCCTGTTGCCTCCAGCGTGGCCACGTAGCGGCTTACGTTGGGTGCGGTGTAACCGGTGGCCTTGCAGATGTCTGATGCGGTCAGGCCATGCACCGTATGGCGCAGCAGCAGATCCAGAACGTTCAGAATGCACTCGGCTGATTTGTGGGTGCTCATTCAGATGCCTCCCATCCGTTCAATAGGGTGGGAACCGAACCTTTGTTAAGCTGGGTGTCTGCAACCACACCAACCAACAAAGGCCGGATTCCCATGACAAAACTAACGCTTGAAGAGCGCGTAAAAGTGCAGGAAATGCTGCTGGAGGCGATCATTTTTGGCCCCCTGCTGGGTGAGCGACGTTTTCGCCAGCAGATTGCGCAGCAGCTGTACTTAAATCTTGAAGCTGCTGAGCGAACCGGCTCTCTTTCACCTGCTGTGCAACAAGCTCTATTTGCGCACGCAGACGCCATGGCAGAGCTTGATAATCTGCCGGATGGGCTAAGGCCCGCTTTGCGAGGTTCCTTACCGCCAGTGGACTTTGACGAACCAAAACGCCGTTAAAATCGATTGCCAGCGGAAACAGCCGCTCAAACTCGGGCATGGCGTACAGCGGGCACTCGGCTGATTTGTGGGTGCTCATGGCGATCCTCTATTGCACCAGCAGGTTCTGGTTAATGGTTTTGCCCAACTCACGCAGAATGGCGCGGGTTTTCTGGCCCCAAGGCTCTCCTGCGTGGCCGCCTGCATGGCGGTCCACCACATTCAGTACGGTGCTGTATTTAAAGCCGTGGGCGTCACTCCATGCCTTCAGGGTGGTGCCCTGGTCGTAGAGGGCGCGTTTTACGGCTGCGGCATCTGCTTTGCTCATGGTGTAAACTCGCTTTGGTTTTGGTTAATTGGCTTAAGTTGGATTTAGTATGGGAAAGATTTCTTTCCCTGTCAATTCGATTTGAGGGAAAGTTTTTATGTCTATTGGTGAAAGAATTCGCTCTGAAAGAGAGCGTTTAGGGATGAGTCAGCCTCAGTTTGCAAGTGTGGCCGGGACGACAAAGCAAACCCTGTTCTCATGGGAGGCGGGAAAAACGTTCCCAAATGCGAACCAGATGGCGGCTCTGGCGGAGATCGGTGTTGATGTGATGTACGTTCTGACCGGTCAGCGGGGTTCACCTGCGCAGCCAGCGTTGTCACGCCGTGAGGCCGCGTTGGTTGATAACTACCGCCACTGTGCTCAGGAGGATCAGCAAGCCATCGACCGGGTGGCTCTGAACGCGGCGAAAACGCAACCGGATTTGCTGAATAAAAAACAGGATGTTAAAACTGCGTCTTAATGTTGGTGTTTGTTGGATAGTGTTAAATTAAGGAAGGAATTCAGGGAGGAGTTATGTTTAGGATAATTTTAGTCAGTGGCATGTTGCTACTTGGTAGCAATGCCTGGTCCGGTGCTTATTTTGTATGCACGGGTGCTGATGGCAAAAAGACATTTCAGGATAAGCCATGCCCAGGGCAAGGTGTCGATATGCCGAAGTCTGTTGATGAGCAGCAACAGGTTCTTGCGGAAAAAAAGGAATACCAGTCAAAACCTGTTAAAAAAAATCAGTGGGTTTTTAATCAAACCTTCGATGATATGACGGGTACTAAAACTTGCGGAATGGTACTTGGTCCGATCTACATGGGATACATTCAGCAAAAAATTTCTACGGCACAATTTATCCTCGTTAAATTAGATGGAGTTATATCTGCTGGCTTTCGTTCGGCAGGCTCAAGTCCAATTTTGCACAATGATATTTCAGGCCTTGGCGTAAAGATTGGTGATAACGACTTCATTCCAGTAAGTATAAAGTTTGGCCAGACATCCATTGGATTTTCTGCACTGGAAACTAAAAAAATAATTGATGAGATAAGCACTTCAGAGTTTCTTCGGGTTCGCCTGAGATACTGGCCTTACGATACCAGTTATGACAGTAGCTCATATCCATATACAGGATTTGCTGCAGCTTATGAGCAGATGATGGCTTGCGATAGTTAATAATTAAAGCCGCTGACTATGGTGTCGCGACGGTGAGTGGAAAACTTTAAAGGGAGAAAGATAATGAAATTACAAGGCGCTGTGATTAAAGAGCAGGGAGTAACCTTTGCCATCGTGGTTGTAAAGCGTTCGGCGATCACGACGAATCACCAGGCAGATCAAACCCGACAAGCTTTCCAGCCATTTTTTCCACAACTGCCACTTGTGCTCGCTGCTCAGGATTCATCTGGCAGGTTCGAGTATCAGGGTCGAACTGATCTGGTAAAATTTCTTGCAGCTTTGCATCCTTCTCAGATCCCTTGGAAGGAATACACGTTCTCTTGATCATTTCACTTTGACTCATAATCGTCTTCCTTTGTTGGTAATTAACTGAAACGCCCGATCAACCCCAGTGAATCTCAGCGCCCTTGTATGCCCCGGTCTCTTAGCAGCATTGAGGCATCCGCGCTGTCGCATATGGTAATCAGCGTTAGGGTGAGTATTGCTGCCAGGTCGTCTTTGTTGGCAGCCGGGTGCTGCTGCTTCATGTGTCTGGCCAAAGCGGCAGCGGCTTCCAATAATTCAGTCTGTACCATGTCTGTCTCCGGTGAGCTTATGAAAGCCAGGGCTGATCGTCTTGGCTCTGGTTTGGTTTGTTCTCTTGAGGATAAGACTGCATTAAAAACGTTGAAGGCTGTGAACCCCAAAGCGCCAATACCAGGGCGTTAATAAAATTCAGATCGGCTACTGAAAATCGCCCCATGCGAATGGAGTTAAACACGCCTTCTTCGCAGGCTGTTCGTTCGGCTTCCTGCTCGCTGTTGGTAGTCTCTGATTTATTCATAATCGTTTTCCTTTTGTTGGTAAGTAACCCATGGAACCACAAACATTTACCGCGTTAATTTCGGCTGGCGCTGCCATTCTGGGTGGCGTCGTTGTTCAGCTCGGATCCATTTTTCGATCCGCTTCTGACAAGCGCGAAGCAGAGAAAGCTTTAATGCGCTCCAGGCTTGAGGAACTGTTGGATAACGTTCATCAGACGACGGAGTGGATGAATCTGGTGCTGGATCGTCATAGCCCCAAATTATCATCCTCATGCGATGAATCTGTTCCTCTGTCAGTCTCTGCCCGTCGGGTTTATGTTCTGGCATTGCTGTATTTTCCGGCATTGAAGAATGATGCAAAAAACTTCCTTGATTCAACTTACGGTTTTTATCGGGTTGTAACGTCTGCTGTCCCCCAAGAACAGGAGTCCATTATTGAAATATCTGAAGCCTTCAAAGCGGCAAAGGCTAATATGGATTCTTTGGCTGTGATTGAAGCAGAGAAGTTGATTTAACCGCAGCGCTACGGAGGTCGCAGAATCGCCTCCAGCTCTTCAGTGTATTCCCGCATCAACCGTTGCCGGGTCGCCAGCGCCCGGTAGGTTTCATCATTCAAACAATCCAGATCTGCTGCTGTGATTGGCGGTAGTACCGGACGCGCCGGTGCAGGCAGAGTCACAGGCTTGTAACGAACCGACGAGCAGCCGCTATTTCCAATTGTTATCAAAATGGCTGCGATCACCATCAGCGATCTGGCGTTCTTCATTGGCTTGCTCCCGGCGATGCTTTTTTTGTAATTCATCACGAGCCCGGTTGATCGCGATCAGCTGCTGTGTTGCGGCTTCGGCTTGATCGGCACGATGCTGCTCTGCCTGTGCTTTTTCAGCGGCTGCGCGTGAGCGCCAGTACATGGCCAGCATGGCCCCCAGCACAGCCAGGTAACGCCACAACTTGCTGAGAAAATTATTCACGCACGATCTCCGGTTCTGAATGATGGGCGGTTGGGTCTCTGATTCGTGTCAGGCTTTTTTCGGTGTACTCCCGGCCTACCCAGGCACCCAGAATACCCACGGCCGCCAACCCAAAATCAGCGGCATTCATATCCGGGATTATCCCAAAGGGCGTGGTCAGCCCTGCGGCCAGAAACTTGATGATGAGCACCAGCCAGCTGATGGCCACAAAAAATAGCGTAACGCTTTGCTTTCCGCGTGCATCGCACAGGGTTGGTACTGTTCTCATTATTTGCTCCGCTTAACGATAGCCAGCGCTTGCTCCTGAGTATGGAGACCTTCCACGTACACCGTTTTGGGCTTTCCCCAGAGCTTCGGCACTTTGACTGCGGTTAATACCTGGCGGCGTGCCTGCCCCCGACGCAGTGGCGCTGATATGTGCACCCATTCTCCGAATTCCAGAATCATTTGGTCGTAGTCGACACGCCCCATGATGTCTTCGGCTAATTGCATCGGGGTAATACCGGCGGCGGTTATGTCGGCCGCCAATCCCTGTATGTGCTGAGAGGTCGGTACACCACCAATTTTTTTATTAACGGCAGGGCTTCGGTAACCCGACGAAACGGTAATAGGCCGACCTGTTAAGGCGCGTACAGGTTGCAGAACGTCGTTACACAGGCGATGTATTCGGGTATAGATCACGCCGCCGATACGCACGCTGTTATCCAGGCCATACCGCGCAGCCGTTTGGCTGCGGGTAAATTCGTCCAGGTAAAAGTTTTCTGATAGTTGATGGCGATCCATTACATAACATCCCCCTTGCTGGTTCTGATTTTTAAAACAGCTTTTGGTTTTTAAAACCGAGTGAGGTCAGTTTGCATGGCTCGCGCGGGGCAATCTTTTAAAGGACTTTAAAATATTGCTTATAAACAGGTGGGTACACTGAGGGAAATTAGTTTGAGGCTACATCATGGGGATCATGGATGCACTTAAAGATTGGTGGGTGCCACTGATCACCATTGTTAACTTCATTGCGGTTTGGGTTGCATGGTCATTTCGTAAAGCGACCGTAAGCCCTGATGATTTCAAAGGCTTTACTACCGAAATTGCCGGATCAATTGAGAAGCTGGAAAACGACCTTTCCGGATCAATTCAGAAGCTGGAAAACGATCTGAAGGGCCAGAAGAGTGCTCAGGATAAGATTCTGGCAGAGCAAGACAGGCGCCTGGTTAAAGTTGAAGCCGAATTAAAACACCTGCCCCGACATAAAGACTTTGAGGATATTCATGTTCGCATCGGCGGAATATCCCGATCGTTGTCAAAAGTTGAAGGCGCTATGAATACGATGAATCAGCAAAGCAGTCTGATTTATCAGCATCTGTTAGACCAATCCAAATCCAGGGGGTGAAGATCATGAATTTCTCAGACCGTGTGTCTGCCCGTGAGCGGCTGATTGTTCTGCAACTGTTAATGCAGGATGCCGACAACGCTGTTACTGAATACGAACTGAAGCAGTCTATGGCGGCGGTCGGCCAGACAATTTCAGGACAGGATTTAAAAGATCAGTTGCGCTGGCTGGAACGCCAATGGCTGGTAAAACTTGAGCCATCGCTGTTGGACAGCACAGGCATGATCGTCCGCATTACTGAGCGTGGCGCGGATGTTGTCAGTGGCGCGATGTCTGTCGATGGCATTGAAAAACCACGTAAAGAGGTGTTCTGACATGGGTCGTCAATCCAGCATTAAACAGTTGGCTCCGGATCTGCTGGATAAGCTGAATGAGCTGCTGCGCGATCCGCGTATTAGTCAGCTGGATGCGACGGCTCGTATTAACGAGATTCTGGAAGATCTCGGCGAAGATCCTATCAGTAAATCTGCGGTAAACCGCTACAAGATGAGCATGGATCAGGTGGGACGTGCTATCCGGGAAAGCCGGGAGATGGCCGATATCTGGATCGGTAAGCTGGGTGCTGCCCCGCAAAGTAAGGTGGCTAACCTTACGTCGGAGATTATCCGTAACTCGCTGATTGATTTATCGCTGGCGATTCAGCGCATCACGATGGGTGAGTCTGATCCAGAGGTTGTCGCGGGTGCCGTTAAGATGGTTAAGGATTTAGCGTTTAGCCATGAGAAGCTGGAAAAAGCCGTCAGCGAAACCACGAACCGTGAAGCCAAAATTAAAGAGCAGGCCCGACAAGAGGCATTGCAGGAAGCAGCGAAAAACGCTGAAGAAACCGCGCGCGCTCAGGGTATGGATGAAGACCAGGTAACGTTCTGGCGTAACAAGGTTCTGGGAGTTTAACCCATGGCGATTAAACCCCGCGCCGATACTATCCGCTGCGTTGAATGGGATGAGTTGCCCGCCAGTGCGCGCAACATTCCCGACGGCTTTAACCCTGCTGCTGAAGGCGTTTTGATGAAGCACCAGGTGAAGTGGTTGCGCATCACTGCACCTATCAAAGTTTGCTCAAAAGGCCGCCGAACTGGGATTACCTTCGCCGAAGGTTTGGATTCACCGCTAACCGCTGGTGCAACGAAAGCGGCTGGCGGCATGGATGTTTTTTATATCGGCGATACCAAAGAGAAAGGTCTGGAATTTATCGGCTATTGCGCGAAGTTTGCAAAAACAATCGCGCAGGCACAGGCCGGTGGTATGTCGGAAATTGAAGAATTTCTGTTTGAAGATCAGCAGGAAGACGGCACAACAAAACACATCACCAGTTACCGCATTCGCTTTGCTTCGGGTTTTAAAATTGTCGCGCTGTCCAGCAACCCTGCGAACATCCGCGGTCTGCAGGGTAAAGTTATTATTGATGAAGCGGCATTCCATCGTAACGTCGCGGCAGTTATTGATGCTGCAACCGCGCTGCTTATTTGGGGTGGTCGCGTTTCTATTATTAGTACGCACAATGGTCGTGCGAACGCATTTAATAGCCTGATTAAAGATATTGAA